GTAGAGACCTTTTGAGTGCGCTGAATTTTGAAGGTTTCAATGTTTCGCTTGTGCCTGAAATTGAGAGGGGCGAGGTTTTAATTGACGGTCGGGGAAGGGGGAGCTTTCAAAAGGTTCTTTGTCCGCGTGGTTAGACGTAAACGCTTCCTTGGGCTTTATGCAAAGAGAAGCCTGAAAAGGGCTTTAGCCTACGCCTTTATTGGGTTTGCATCTGGCTTAACAATTGGGCTTCAGGCGGGTCAAGCCTTGTCCATAGCCCTTTTAATTGGGTTGGTATCGGCTGTTGCAAATTTTCTCCATCAATTGTTAAAGTGAATTGGCATGTTCCGTTTTATGAGAGGCTGGCATATAAAGCAGATTGAAAATAAGGAATACATCTTCGTCAACTGTAAAGTAGCTAATCCCCTGAAGCCGCAGAAAACAGAAAAAATCGAGTTTCTTGTGGATACTGGTGCAAGCGGCTGTGCCATAAGCCAAGAGCTTGCCGATAAACTCGAACTTGAGCCCATGGGGAGCGTTGAGGCGGGTCTTGCAGACGGCAGCTTTAAAAGAGTTAAGGCGACATACATATTGATAGAAGTTGGCGGTAAGAAGCTTTACACGTGGACGATATATGATAAAGGCTTTTCACCCATTCTTGGAATAGATGTTATGCGGGCTTTAGGCGCCCACATAGACGTGCCAAGCAAAAACCTACTTCTGCCATGCAAAAGCCTGAAGCTTGGAAAGATTAGGCTTTTCACAAATTTTCATATCCAGCCTAAGAGGGGGTAGGCTTAAGATGGCTGATAAGAAGCGTATCGTGAAGATTGCCGAAACTCTTAACAGGATATTAAACTTCAAGGAGTTAAAAACTCAAGATTTGAGGGTTAAGCTCATAACAGAGCTTGAAAGGCTTTTCACCCTTGCAAGAAGCATGGCTGAAACGGCTGAAAACCGTGAAGAATGGGCTAAAATCTGCGCATACATCGCCCAAACAATCAAAAGCCTCGCAGACAGCTACGATGAAGTGCGTTTTAACGAGCAAATGAAGGAGCTGGAACAACTTATTGAGCAGGCGAAAAAACGGGCTGGAACGCCTAAAACGGGAACTCCAGTCTCTTGAAGAGGAAGAATCTAAACCGGCTATCCCAGAAGACCCCTATGCTTTTTGCCAGAACTGGCTTGGCTTTACACCAACCCAATACCAACAACATTTCATTTCTATGTTTCTACAAAACCGTTGGGTTGCCCTACGCTGGTGCCGACAAAGCGGAAAAACCCACATAATAAGCGCAACGTTATTATGGTATGCGCTCAGAAACCCAAATATTCACATAGCCGTTGTCGGGCCTTCATGGAGGCAGACCAAACGCATTATCAATGTTGTAAACGGTTTTTTGACTCGTTTGCCAAAGAGCCTCTACCACAAGCCCCAGAAAACTAAGGTGACTTTGAAAAACGGAAGCATTATTGAGGCTTTTCCAAATAACCCTGAAACCATAAGGGGCTACACGTTCCACGTGGTTTACTGTGACGAAATGAACTTCATCCCAAATGACGCCGACTTGTATGACGCCATACTGTTCACGCTTGGAACCACAAACGGCAAATTCGTCTGCAGCAGCACACCAGGAAGCACAGACAGCCTTTTCTGGAGAATCTTCAACGAGAAAGGCTTTGAAAAATTCGCAAAACATCATATTACTTGGCAAGACGCCGTAGAACCCAACGGCCCGTTAAAACAGGAAATGCTTATGGAGATCCGCCAGCAATACAGCGCCGACCCATGGCGATGGCAAAGGGAAATGGAAGCCGTCTGGGTTGAAGATGAAAGCAGCTACTTCCCATTAGCGCTTATAACAAAATGTATTGATGGCGAGCTGGACTATTATGACTTCCACGATATGCCCGAAGGCGAATTTTACATAGGTGTAGATTTTGGCAAAAAGCAGGATTACAGCGCCGTGGCTGTTGTGCAGAGGGAAGGTGACACCCTTAAACTGGTGCACATGACTAATTGGCAGACTTTCCCTCTTGGAACACCCTACATAAGCGTGATAGGCTACATTAAAAGCCTCTGGGACAGGTGGCACAACATACTGGGCGTTTACGCGGACCAAACAGGCGTCGGCGAATATATCGTTGAGGACATGGTTAAAAGTGGAATAGCCAACACTACTGGCATAACGCTCACCATTCCAACAAAACAGGACATTTTAGGCTGTTTGCGCCAACAAATGCAGGCTGGAAAACTGAAAATCCCATATGACCGCGACTTAATAGCGGAAATAAACGTGGAAAAATACGAATTGACCAAAAGCGGACAAATCCAGTTCAGCCACCCCGAAGGAACTCACGATGACAGGCTTTGGGCTTTAGCCCTCGCCGTTTATGCTGCAGTTAAAGCGCCTCTGCCGGGAAAGGGCGCAATCATACTTCCACATTAGGATTGGATGAAGGTTATGGAAGAGGAAGTTTTTGTTGCAAGGGATAACGGCGAAGTGAAAGCCTTAGGCATAAAGCTAAACTGCACGCCAAGCGATCTGCACATTTACATTAATGGAGTGGACATAACCAGAAACACTGTTCTCGAGGAAATCCGCATAGTTATTGAAAGAAAAGAGACCCGGCAAACCGTGATTTTGCAGTCGTGAAGGTGCATAAACCATATGCCATGGAAAAGCGTTTTAGAAAAACAAGGCTTTGAAGCTCAGCGGCTTTACCCGCCTGAAATAAGCAAAAAACAAATTGAGGAAGAAATCCCAGTAAGCTGGAAAGCCGACAACGCATTATGGGGCTACGTAACCAAATATCTGCTTAAGGGCAGCGGAGCCGGCTTTATCACTCCACCCTACACGGCTTATTGGGAACGCCTCTGGGGAGCCCAACCCATTGAAGACCTGCCAAAATACAAGGACCTCTATACCTTCACGCCCTACATCAAGGCTGCAATAGATGTTACCGTAAACTTGGCAATAAGCAACGGCTTCGAGCTGGAAGGCGGAAAAGACAATGTTCGCGAGTGGCTGACCGATTGGCTTGACGAACAAAACATTTTGGAGACGCTGCGTATTGTCGCCACGGACATGCTTGTTTTCGGCAACGCTTACCTTGAAATGTGCAGGGACGAGGAAACGGGCAAAATAACATGGCTTAAGCCTCTTGACCCTGTGCATATGCGTGTCCGTCGAGATGCTTACGGGCAGGTTTTAGGCTACATTCAACTGTTAACCTTCCCGCCGGTCATTTTCGCAAGCGACGAGATATGCCATTTCAAGTGGGGAGCTAAGAGCTGGTGGTATGAACACGCTTACGGCACGAGCCTTCTGAGACCCTTGTTGAAGATTCAAGCCTTAATCGACCAGCTTGAAGATAACATGGCGACAATTGTGACTGTTTATGCTAAACCCATGCTTGTTGTGAAGGCTGGAACGCCTGAAAGACCCTTTAGCGATCAGCAATTACAGCAGCTTGTTGAGGCTTTCAGAGATCGTAAGCCAGCCACAGACGTTTTTGTGCGTGGAGATGTGGATGTGCAGGTTATTCCAAGCCTAACTAAAGACGTGAACATTAATTGGTGGCTTGACTACCTTTACACGCAGCGGGAAGCCGTCCTTGGCGTGCCAAAAATCTTTATGGGTAAAAGTGAAGGGACAAACCGCGCGACGGCTGAAGTTGTAATGCAAGAGTATGTGACGCGTTTGCGTATGATGCAGGAAATTATTGGCGACACGCTTGAAACCATGCTTTTTAAACAGCTTGTGCAGGACGAGTTCGGCGAAAACTTGGAGATTCCACATATAAAATGGAAGCCCATATGGGAGCCAACATTCCAAGACAAGGCTAAAGTGCTCAGCGACTTGGTTGATAAGGGCATTATACTGCCTAAAGAGGCACGTGTCCAATTGGGCTTTCCCGAAGAGTATCCAATCAGCACGCCTGAAGAGCTTCAGGCAGTTTTGCAGCGGAACGGTGTTCTTAAGGGTTGTAAGTAATTGTGGGAGGTTAAGTTTGACTTTTTGGGGTTTTCCCAAACGTGGAGAACAGCGGGTTTATGCTTTGCGAACGCAGGCTGACGAGAAAGTTTGCGATGAATGTTCAGCTTTAGAAAGCCAAGAATTTGTTTGCGAGGAAGGTGATTATTTAACTCGCTATTTTGAGGATGCCGAACAAGTGGATGAGGAAATTGACATTTGGAAGGCGAATATTCACCCAAACTGCCGATGTTGGCTTGAACTTGTAGACGTTAACGTGGAGGAATAAAATGCCAGGCATCGAAGAAACGGAAAACACTTTTCGTTATAGGGTTCAAGAGCCAGAGAAGTTTGACAAGTTCCGTGTTAAGCCCATAACTGAAGGCGTAAAAATAACTGTTGGGCGGGTTAAGGGGACAAACCGTTGGGAAGTGCAGAACTACATCTTTGACAAGAAACGGTTTAAAGACCGTGAAAGCGTCAAAAAATGGCTTGAAAAACATTTGAAAAGCGAAATACAAACGCTTTTAGACTTTAAAGCATGGAACGAATGGCGTAAGCGTTTCCTAAGGGCGTATTTGCAAATCTCCAACATCGCTTAACAGTTAGTTCCAGTTTTCAATTTGAGGACATGCCTTATGCAGCTTAGATACTATGTGCCGTTTAAGGCTGCAGCCGATGTTAAAGCAGAATATGCCCTAAAAGAGAAGCTAATAAACATTGAAGGCGTAGCCATCGACACAAGCGTCAACAAGAACAAGTGGCAAGTTCCCCGCGAAGACCTTGAACACATCGTGGAAACGCTCAAAGGCGCCCAGCTTCGCGTGGACCATGCTGAATCCGCCCTCATGGTTGTAGGCAAAGTTGTAGATGCAATACTCGATGGAGACCGCGTCCTATTCAGAGCAGAGGTTGGAGACGAACGCCTAATTGAGAAGATTATCAGAGGCTACGTGACGCACGTAAGCATCCAAGTGGACAGCGACGAAGTGGAATGCAGCAAATGCAAGCGTCCCACACGCAGAGAAGGAAGCCTTATCCACCTATGCCCAGGAGCATGGGAAGTTGTCCGCAAACCAAAAGTCCGCGAGTTAAGCATAGTGGCAAGCCCAGCCTACGAAACCACAAGCTTCCAACCCTTAGGCTTCTACGCAGCCATGAATGAGGCTCAATGGGGAGCCGTAATCGAGTCATTATGCAAATCAGGCGTTATCGAGCCTGAACCTTCACAGTCATCCGTTAAAATGGATGATAATGTGGGTTCTAAGCCAATAGAAGGGCTGCAAGAACCTGAAAACAAAACTCTAAACGCGAAAGAAGAGGTGGAGCCAATGTCTGCAAATGTGAAGGCAGACGAGAAGGCTTCACCGCAAGTGGCACAGGCAACAGTTAACGTAGCACCAAGCGAGCAAGCGCCAAAAAAGGTGGAATACGAAGACTTTATGCGGCAACTTGAGAGGCTAATGCAACAAATCAAGGGCGAGGTTTCAGATGAGGCGATTGAGGCTTTAGAGGCAAAAGTAAAGGCTCTTGAGGCTGAATTGGCTAAGCGAGCAAAGAAAAGTACCCTCAGCAAAAAGCTGAGCGAGTTAAGTAAGCGTCTAAGCGAGGTTGAAGCCAAAAAGGGTGAAGAGGCAGAGGAAGCCGAAGAAGCGGAAGAGGCTAAAACTCCAACACCTGTAAGCGAGGCGAAGAAAAGCATTGGTGCTGGAAAGGGCATTGTGGCTCTCGATGCACTTGAAAAGGATGCTTTGGCAAACTATGACTGGTTTAAGGATTTGCTGAAGGCTCACCGCAAACTTGTAGGCTTCCAATAGATAGGGTGATTTTCCATGTCGTTTGAAGCTCGAGTAGCAGGCAACATTTACAGCCTACCCGGCAGTATTGTGACGTTTAATGCAGGCGCAGCCATAACAAAAGGACAGCTCGTCAAAGTTACCGGAGCAATGACTGTGCAGCCCGCCGCGGCAGCAACCGACGCCGTTATAGGCGTGGCTGTTTCCAGCGCCTCTTCAGGCTCAAAAGTTCCGGTGATAATTGGCTGCCCAATAGTTTACGTGACCGCCGGCGGAGCCATATCTGCCGGAGCTGCTGTAGGTTCGGACTCTTCGGCGAGGGCTGTTGCGGTTGCTACGGCTGGAAACAGGGCTTTGGGTATAGCCTTGGAAGCAGCGTCAGCAGCCGGCGACGTCATACTGGTGGCTGTTAACCCGTTTGTGTATTAGAGGGGTGAAAGCCTATGGCTATGTTCCGTGATGCCTTTACTTGGGTTGATACTGGCGCGATAGCCTATCCAGCCTTACACAAGAAAATAATCGAGTTGACAATGCCAGCCCTCGTGGTTAAGAAACTGTTTCCAGAGTTTCCGCTTGTAGCGGGTAAAACTGCAACTTTTGTTAAGCAGAGCGGCTCAAGGGCTGCAGCCATAACAGAAGTTGCTGAAGGCAGCGAACTGCCCATGGACTATACACCATACACTTACATCACAGTCACGCCATACAAGAAGGGCTTAAGGGAAAGGATAACCCGAGAATCCATTGAAGACCTCTACATTCCAGTTATCGAAGACCAGTTAAGACGACTTGCAAGACGTATGGCTTACACGATTGACAAGGACTGCTTAACCGTTATAGACCAGGCTGCCGGAAACAACTTTACTGCAACTGGAACAAGCCTTTCAGCCACAGGCACAGAGTTCACCATTTCCGGCGGACTTGGAACAAAAGACATTTTGAAAGCTAAAGCCACAATTGAATCTTACGGCTTAATACCAGACACAATCTTGTTGAACCCGATAAACGCAAGGGACGTCTACTACCTGCCCCAGTTCTCATTATACGCTTATTATGGCGAGGAAGTTATTCAGACTGGGGCTGTTGGCACAATCTATGGAATGAACGTTTACGTAAGCCCAGTAGTGGACGCTGGAAAAGCCTACATACTAAGCACGGGGCAAAACGTTTCAGCAGCCTACGCTCCACAGTCGCAAACATTTAAATACGCATCTTGAGGTGTTTGCGACGGAGATTCGGGTTCTTCGTTATCAAGCGACCTTTGACAACTGACGTGGAAATTAAGAAGGAGTTTGATGCTGTCGAGGTTGTTTTAAGCACGAGGTATGCGCCTGTAGTCACTTACGGTGAAGCAATAGTCAAGGTAACAGGCTTGTCAACAAGCTAAACAGCCTAACGTTTTCCCCTCTTTTCCAGTTTCCCTTGTTTTTCTGTTCCAGAGCCAGCCAACATGCGTGG